ACGGAAGATATTGTCTTGGTGAAGCTTGGTTACGATTTCTTTGTCAAGTTCCTCAGGTACAAGGTAACCACCGTCTTCATCGACACCTTCCTGAAGGACATCGGTTACTCTACGGAAGTTGGTTCTGAATGCTTGAAGCATTGCTTCTTTGTAAGCTTTGGAAGCACGACCTTTCTTTACAGGTTCCTCAGTGCCGTTTGCACTCATAGGCTTTTCGGTAATAGGTGTACTTACAGGCTTATTAAGCATTCTTTCCATTTCGTCTGCACGAACCATACGGTTGATTTCGTCTGTCATTGCTGCGATTTCAGCTTCCATGTTTGCATAGAGAGCTTGGTCTTCAGCAGACAAGACATCGTTCTTTTTGTGAGTGTCAACGAAAGATTTCATTGCTTCCCACTTTGCTTTTCTTTTGTCAATTAGTTCAAAAATTGTCATGTTTAAAATCCTCCTTAAATTAAATGTTTCATGACTTCGAGTTCTCGTTTTAAATCCGAGACTTTTCTTCCTGCGTTTGCTTCAGATTTTTGTGCATCAGCAGGTGCTTGTTTTAAGCCCATCTTGTTAAAAAGCTGAGCTGCGGCTACTTTGCTTGAAAATAAAAGACCATCGACTCCGGTATTGACCGGAACAGAACTTTCTATCATTCCGTCCGCAAACCCAAGCTCGATAGCCTTCTTAGCATTCAGCCATGTTTCTTGTTCCATCAATTTTGAAATCTTGGCTCTTTGCAAGCCTGTCTTGATTTCGTAAGCATTGATGATGCTTTCCTTGACTTCCGATAACATCTCGATTGCTTTTTGCATATCGCCTTCATTACCGAAAGCCGCTGTCATTGGATCGTGGATCATCATCATTGCAGTAGGACTCATCAGTACTTCCGTACCTGCCATTGCAATGACCGATGCCGCAGAAGCCGCAAGACCGTCAATCTTGACTGTGACTTTTCCTTTATAGTCCATTAGCATTGTGTAGATCTGGCTTGCTGCGATGCAGTCACCACCCGGAGAGTTGATATACACTTCGATATCTCCGTCTCCTGACATCAGTTCTTGTTTGAACATTGCAGGTGTGATGTCATCGTCAAACCAAGTCTCAGAGCCAATAGTCCCATAAAGTTCAAGACGTCTGATTCCTGAATCTTCGTTTTTCCAATTCCAGAATTTCTTAGCTGCCATTTTTCGGTTCCTCCTTTTCTAAGTTATTTTTATCTGAATCAGGTGTTTCACCCGTTTCATTCGCTCTATCTTTTGCATAAGCTCCAGCCATATGAAGAGGCAGAAGATTTCCGTTGCAAAAGTATGTATTTCCACCAAGCTCGTCAGGTACCAAGTCCATGTTCTCAAGGCGTCTTACATCATTAACACTCATAAATCCGTTTTGAATTCCGGCGGCGTAACCTGCCATTCGTGATGAATAGTCACCTCTTAAAAGACCGTCAACATTGAACTTAAAAAAGTATTGATGTTTCTCATCTTTATTAAAAAGAGCCTTCGCAAGTGAAGACTCAATACGAATTACCCACGGATCAAGTGTGTAGGTAACAAACTCTCTGGACATGTTTTCAATGTTAGAAAAGCTGGATTTCTCAAGGTCACCTATCATATGAGGCGGTACCCTGAAAATTCTTGCTATTTCATCAAGCTGGAACCTTCTGGTTTCAAGGAACTGTGCTTCGGATGGTGCTATGGAAATAGGCGTATATTTCATTCCTTCTTCCAGAACCGCTACCTTACCTGAGTTTCTTGAACCACCAAACTGACTCATCCAAGCATCACGTACTTTTTGCGGATCTTTAATCGTTCCCGGATGCTCTAATATTCCGCTTGGTGTAGCTCCGTTTGCAAAGAACTTACTACCAAACTCCTCGGTTGCAAGAGCAAGTCCTATAGCATTCTTTGCCATAGCAATCGGTGAGTGGCCAACAAGCCCATCAAAACCAAGTCCCGGAATATGCAAAACATCTCTTGGATTCAAGATATACGTGCTATCTTTTGTAACGTTCCTGTCATCATCGCTTTTGGTGTATTCGTAATACAGCTGCCCGTTTTCATCTCTTTCTACCTTCATCCTGTTTGGCATAAGCGGATATAAAGCAACTACCTCGCCTTTACCGTTCCTGATGATTTGCGCATAAGCATTACCCCACAAAAGCAAGTGTGTCATCAATGTTTCTCTGAAAACGAAACTCGTCATTTCCGGATTTGGCTCGTCATGAAGAAGAAAGTACAATGGATGGTCGATTGCTTTCACTTTGTTTCCTTCATCGGTATACCTATACAAGTGAAGAGGAAGAGATGCTATTGCTTCAGATATAACCCTGACACAAGCGTGAACCGCTGTAATTTGCATGGCGCTTCGCTCATTGACATTCTTTCCGGCACTGGAGCTGCCCATGAAAAAGGTATATTGCGAAGACAAAGTTCTATCTTCAACTTTTGGTTTTCTTTTAAATAGTGCCATTTCTGCACCTCCTTTTTGTGTTTTGGACATAATAAAAGCACCTACCTGAATCAGATAGATGCTTCATTGTATTTTGGCTAATCTCCTAAAATGTGTATATAATTCGGAGATTAGAACTGTTGTTAGGAGATTATTTCTTATTCATAGGAAATATCGAACATATCGAGAAGTCGCTTGAAAGTGTCCTGACCATCAAGACAAGTGTCTGTTAAATAACCCTTCTCATTGTTCCACTCGGAAAGCCCTCTGTAATAAAAAGCTTTCTTGGAGTCCTCAATAATAAACGGAATAATATGGTGCCTTAGGCATTCTTTCAAAGCCACAAGCCTTCCAACTCTTCCGTTTCCGTCTTGGAACGGGTGAATATGCTCAAAGTTTGAGTGAAGTTCGATAATGTCATAAATCGTAACATTCGTTTTTGCGTTATAGGCATCAAGAAGAGCTTTCATTTTTTCCGGTACGTCCTTTGGCTTTGCTGTTTCTCGTCCGCCCACCACATTTGCTCTTTTCTTGTAATCGCCAACAGCAAACCACTCTAAGCCAGAGTCTTTCGTATCGTGCTTCAAGATATAATGCAGCTGTTTTATGATTTCCTCGGATAACGTTTCTTCGGCACAGTCGATCACGTAATCAATGGCACGGAAGTGATGCACCGTTTCAAGCACATCATCAACAGGAATACCATCACCGACATCAAGTGTGTTTGTTTCAAAAATTAATCTTGTCTGATCTTCGGAAAGTTTGCTTCCTTCTATGTGGTTAGAGTTATAAGTCATCCTTACTTGAAGCTCGTGGTAAAGCCCACCGGATATCTTAGCACCCTTTTCATCACGTAGAATTTGCAAGATGTGGTTGTCAGACACTTCTTTGAAAATCTCATCAGGGCTGCAGTTAAAATAGTTACAAAGTTTTTCAATCACAACTCTTGATAACTTTTCGCCTTTTCCAATTTTGGCTATTGTCCTTGAAGAAATACCGAGTACTGTAGTAAGATCTGTTTTGCTTATTCCTTTCTTATTTAACTGTTGCTCCAATCCACTATACGAAATCATATGAGCACCTCCTTTAACCTTTACTTATTATACCACAATGTTATGCAAAAGTAAAGGTATCAGAAGAATTTTCTGAAAAAAGTAAAGGTTTATATAAACAATATCCCTCGACTGTCATAGACAGACTCACCACCGTCATTTCCACACTTGATAGCTCGGTCAAGCGCCATTACCATAGCAACTGCTCCGTCTATCTTTTCTGTGGATTTTTCTTTATCCATTTTTATGTTTCCGGCTGGATCTTTTCTGACATAGATGTTATCCATCATCCAGTCAAGCACCGGATTGCCGTTGTGAGCGATTTTCTTTGTTAACACAAGTCGCATTAGCTCTTTGGTAGGTGGACTCATGTCTTTGAATCCTTGTCCGAAAGGTACTACTGTGAAACCGTCATTTTCAAGATTCTGCGACATCTGTGTTGCGCCCCACCTATCGTAAACGATTTCTTTAATGTTGTAGATTTTTCCGAGTTCTTCAATAAAGCTTTCAATGAATCCGTAATGCACAACATTTCCTTCGGTTGTCATAAACAAGCCTTGCTGTTTCCAGATGTCATAAGGCACGTGGTCACGTTTTACTCTTAAGCCGACCGTTTCCTCAGGTAACCAAAAGTATGGAAGAACGTAATATCTGTCATCACCGTCAGTCGGTGGAAACACCAGAACCAAAGCTGTGATATCCGATGTGGATGATAGGTCGAGTCCGGCATAACACATCCTGCCTTCAAAATCCTCCGGTCTATAATCCACTTTACATTCTTTCCATTTATCCATAGGCATCCACCTTACCGACTGCTTCACCCATTGATTAAGTCTCAGCTGCCTGAAAGTATTCTCTTCGGCAGGATTTTGCCTTGCACTTTCATATGCTTCTTTGACTTTATCTATACTGATTGTTATGCCAAGTGAGGGATTTGCTTTTGCCCAGACCGCTGGATCTGACCAGTCATCATCATCGTCTGCACCAAAGATTACCGGATAGAAAGTAGGATCGATTTTCCTGCCTTCCAAGATATCCTTTGCTTTTTGGTGCAATTCATAACAGATGGATTTCGTATCATTACCAGCTGTAGTGATCAGAAAGAACAATGGTTGCTCTCTGGCATCACCTGAACCTTTGGTAAGTACATCGTAGAGTTTTCTGTTTGGCTGTGCGTGAACTTCATCCAGCACAAGTCCCGAAACATTGAAGCCGTGTTTGTTTGCTACATCGGCAGACAATACTTGGTACTTTCCGTTATTGATCAGGTTGTCTATTCTTTTTGTAGCCGCTTTAATTTTGCTTCGTATCATAAGAGCCGGACACATCTGAACCATTGAATTGGCTACATCGAAAACAATGGATGCTTGTTGTCTGTCTGCTGCCGCACCATAAACCTCAGGAGAGGCTTCACCGTCTGCATAAAGAAGATAAAGAGCAACAGCTGCCGCAAGCTCGGACTTTCCACATTTCTTGGGAATCTCAATAAAGGCAGTAGTGAATTGCCTTTTTCCGTTTGGTTTAAGAGTTCCGAAGATATCTCGGATTATCTGTTCTTGCCACGGCATAAGCTTGAAAGGCTCTCCAGCCCATTTTCCTTTTGTATGTTTCAAACACTCTATAAAATTTACAGCGTGATCAGCAGCACTTTTTACATACTTTGATGTCGGCAACATAAATTTTGTAGGAGTGTACTTCATTACGATGCCTCCGATTTTTCCTGTGCTGCCTTGTCAAAGCTGCTCTTATCCGGAGACATTTTATATTCGTTGTTCATTGCTTTTGCCTCCTTAAAATTAACAACTAAAAAAGCCGCCGGATTTCTCTCAAGCGACTCTTTCAAAAAATATGGTTTTTAAGCTTTAGTATAGATTTCTTATTTGGTCGAGGATGTGATCGGCAACTATCTTTTTCAGATGCTTTATTGCTCGGTCTTCCTTCC